TGTGTTTGGTGGGAAGTAAGGGTCACGATAAACTTGGTAACGACCAGCCAAAGTACCTACTCTTTCAATACCCATGTTGTATTGGTCTTGCTCAGGAGCTGCGTTTGAAACGTGGAAATACTCCAAGTCATCAAAAATAGCACTGATTTCAGAAGATACAACAATCCAGTTAGCACCACCTCTTAAAGTGGACTTATGAATTTGAGCAGAAATTTGGTTGATTGCGGTAATCAAAGTTTGGTTCCAATCCTTTTGAGTGTAAGGAACTGCGTTCGAACCGAGTCTCTTCCAACCGTTGTAATCCCAACGTAAATTCCAAGCGGCACCTTTTCTAAGGTCACGAAGAATTTCTCTGTCAATTTCAGCGGCAACTTGTTCAGACAATAAAGCTGTTAATTCAGCTTCAGCGTCAATGTTGTGGAATGCTGCAACGTCTTGAGCCATTTCAGGAGACCATTGAGCTCTTAACTTTCTTTCAGTAACAGAAACTGTTACAGACTGAAGGTCAAAAGAAACTTCACCAATCTTATCTTCAAACTCAAGATTCTTGTAGATTCTGTAAGTTGCACCGAATAAGTTAGTTGCAGTTGCACCTGAAGCTATTGTAGTTCCTGAGTATCCGTCAAGTGAGTTTGAACCTACAGTACAAGGAACTTGTAAGTCAACTTCAAGATAGATAACACCATTAGCATCACAAATATTGTCAAATGTACCACCGCCTGTCTTGTCGCCAGGGAATGTTTGAGTAGTTTGTGTACCATACTGTACAATACCTTTACCATATTTCTGAGTAACAACTCTGAAAAGGAAATTACCACTTGTGGCAGAAAGAGGACCAGCTCCTGAAGTAATTGTTAAATCAGCAAGGAAAGATTCGTTGTCCATAGGTTGTCCATCAGGACCGATTAATTTTCCTGCTCCACCTGAAGCAAAACCTGACATAGCAACTAATACTTTTCTGTATTCGCCAGCACTATATGCTGAAACGGCTAATGTACCGCCAGTCCATACAACAGTACTTGCAACAGCAGTAATTGCAGAAAACTGACCTTTAGAGTAATCGAATAAACCTGGAGGGTCAAGAGCTGGTTCATTACCTTCATAGAATCTATCATAAAGACTCTTGTCAGTATTATAGTTATAACCTGTACCAGGACCGGTTGTAGGACCATTAGGTGCCCCTATTGGTGAATAGTGAGCATTTGCTGTGTCATATCCCTGAATGTTAGGTACAAAGTAGAACAACTTACCAATAGGAAGATTCATAGCTTGTACAGAAACGATGTCATTAGCCAACAACTTAGAGAATACTCTACGTACAATTGGGAAAACAACTGTTTCAAACGCACCTGAATCAGCGGTGGAAGATGCTTCGTTTATCAAATACGATGCTTGGTTTTCATATAACTGTGCAACGTTTTCTTTTAGGTGGCCTTTAAGACCTTCAAGGAACCCTAATCTGTCCCATTTGTTGATTGTGTCTTCTTTGATAACTTTAAGGTGCTTAAGACCGATGTTACCAACGAGACCGCTTTCTAATAATGCTCCCATTTTTTTAATTTGGTTTTTTTAGTTTATTTTTCAAATCTTTGTCATCAAATCCTTAATTCTCAAAAATTGAGGGTTTTCATAAGTTTTTGATTCAATAAGAGTTGTTGATGAACCTGTAGAAACATTTTTAGTAATTTTAGTTTCTACGGATTCTTTGAGTGGTTGTGTTTCACCTTTAGAAAATTCTTCTTTAAGTAACTTGTAAAGATTTTTAGATTCTTTAAGAGTTTCTACTTCATCAAATCTTCTTAAGATGTTTATTTTCTCTTTTTTAGTAGTTGAATGTTCAGTGAACAATCTTGTAGCGTAAGCTAAATTGGAGTTGAAAATTGCAACTTCATTTAACTTTTCTCTAAATGTGTTAAGAGCTTTTCTGTACTCATCGTTTTTCTGTCTCAACATACTAATTTCTTTTTCGTAAGATTCCATCTTTAAATTTCTATTTGGAGTAATCCCCTTTCTTAAACCTCTGCCAGATTCAGAACCCATTCCATAAGTTCTTGCCGCTTCTTTGGTTTCAGTTTTCTTGATGACTTTGTTCTTACCACCAACATTTTTACCATCTTTGTATGTGAATTTGGGTTTACCCATTCCAATACCTTTTGTACCTTGCTTCATAGTTTCTTTGAAACCTCCACTTGTTTTCTTATATGAAAACTTAGGACCGCTTCCGATACCATGACCCTTTGGTTTAATGGTTTTCTTTGTTTTTTTATGGCTGTAAGCTTCACCCATCATTTCTTCGTCAGCTTCTTCGTCCATTTCTTCTTCAGATGATTCATCTAATTCTTCGTCGGATTCTTCATCCATTTCAATTTCATAGATTGTTTCGTCCATTTCTTCTTCAGATTCTTCGTCTAATTCTTCATCGGACTCCTCATCCATTTCAATTTCATAGATTGTTTCATCCATTTCTTCGGAATCGTCTCCTGCAAATAATTTTTCAATTACCGCATCAACGTCAGAATCTTTGCCAGATTGTTCATCTAACTCTTCTTCAGATTCCTCATCTAATTCTTCATCGGATTCTTCATACATTTCAACTCCTTCATCTTCTTCAGATTCGCCAAGTTTTACTAAGTACTCGGTGTCAGCACCACTGTCAGTAAGGTGAATATCTTCACCATCTTTTTTAACAATGATACCATCTTCTTCACCCATTGCTTTGAAAACTTTTAGAATTTCTTCGTCAGAAGCGTCAGTCAAGTCAATTGTATCGTCTGCTGACATCATAGGTGTCATTTCCTCTTCCTCGGAATCCATGTCCATTTCTTCTTCATCTGAGTCCATTTCCATTTCATCTTCGTCAGATTCCATTTCGTCATCTTCTTCCTGTTCAGAAAGAGATTCTTTTACTAATTGATTGATTTCTTCTTTCATTGTAGAATGAAGTATTCCTTTTGCATTTTCTGAAATAGCTTCTTCAACTTGTTTCATTTGAATTAAAGCTTCTTCAACTAAGTTTTTCTTTTCAGTCATAATTTTTAAATAATTATTTTCTATATAAATATTACCTTTTTTGAAAAAGTTTGATTTACAAGGGTAAAAACAAAAAAAAGGTAGCTGTAAGGCTACCTTTTAAAAAAAAATTATACGGTTTTTTTAAATTACTTCATCAATTTTACTTTCAGATACAGAAGTGATTCTCCAATCATAAGTAAATCCTTCATACTTTTTGGTGACTTTGGCTTCTACATCTGTGACAGAATAACCCAAAACTAATTTTTCTTCTTTAATTTTTTTAATTTTTCCTGTTTGTTCATCAGGCAAATCATACGTGATTTTTGATACAAAATATTTTTCTTCCATAATTGATTATTTTCCTAAATAATCGGATAATTTTCTCATTAAATCAAGCGACTTGTTTGAAGAGGTATCTACTTTTTTTTCTTCTTCCAAGTTCTCCTCATATTTATCCCTTTCATTAACGTCGGAAAATAAATAAGCACCTGGTGTTGATGGAGATGACACCAAATCAAAGCAAATCAATTCAAAGTCATCTTGTACCTCATTTCTTTCTCCCACCTTTTTAAGAGTTCCTACACCCCTTGAAGACACGCCCATAGTTACACCTTGTCTCATTAGGTTTGCCGCTTGGTCACCTTTTGTAGACACAATACCTCTTTCATGAAATCCAGGTGATGTAAGGAGTTTTAGTTTACCCATTAGGATATTCTTATCCCACCATATATCAGTAATAATGTGAGATACTCTATCCAAATCAATCAGGGATGATTCAGGGTGGTTTAATTCTGAAGTTGATAAACCTTTTTGTATAATTTTTTTATACCTATCAGCTTCTCTTTTTAATATTTTTTCAGGGTAAAACCTACCATTCCTATTTGGTGTGTCATACTTTTGAAGAACGGCATAAAACTCAAATGGATTTCTATAGTCAAATTTTGCCGATTCATATAAAAATTGAGCGTTTCTTGGTTCTTGTGGGGATATGTAACCCGCATCGGTTTCAACAAGTATACCAAATCCTGACTCGTGTGCTTCTAATAATCTTAATTGTTTCATTAAATATATTTTTTAATAAATATTAAGAGTTTGCACTTATTTTTTTGTTAATGTAAATTTGAGGTATTCATTTACTCTAAAATTGGTGTGATTAATGTTACGGATAATTTTTTTTACAGATTCTTTAATGATATTAGATTTAAAATCAAACTCTGAAGTTGTATATAGATTTATTTCAAGATTTAAGAATGATTTTTTTCCGAAGTTCATACCACTTGTTCTCAAATCCAAATCTAATATAGATTTTTCATCAAAAATGGTTCTATCAATAGATTCAAATACGGTGTGTTTTAATTCTCTACCGAAATTTCCAATTATTCTATTCCAATTATCATATTCTTTTTTTGGGGAGACCCACGACTGAATGTTTATGTATACGGATTTTAAATTTTTTGCATCAACGGTGCCGTATGACGATTTGAATGTATTTGATAAGTTTATTTTAACACTTTTTCCTTTTTTCATTTAGTATCATATTATGATGATTTATTTTAGAAAAAAATAGAATATATTAACTGAAATATCAAATTTTTTTAT